TCCTTCTTCATAATAGGAATATCCATCCAATCCAAAGTATTCAAGCGTATTTAATAACGTATATACACCAGCTACTGACTTATATCGCTTTACTTTAACGTTACAATATTGGTCCGTGCTTAAATCTTCAATTGTATAAGGCGATTGTTTTTGAGTAAACGTTAAATACTCTCTAATATAAGGTGCAATATCGTAAACTGTTTGAGTATTATTAGACGCTGGTATTAATTTAGATAGTGTATATTGTGCTGTAGTAGGAGCTGAACCCGTACCATTCCATAGAAATATCTCTATCTTACTTCCATCTTGTCCTGTTTCATCTACTTCTACAATGTAAGGACTTCTCGCTAATATATTTGCCATTATTTTTTAGGTTGTTGAATTGTATACTTAAATAACTCTAAAGCATCCAATCCGTATTTAGCGACTAATTGGTCTGGAAGATTCTTATATGCCTTCTCAAATGGCTTTGTAAAGAACAATGATGGTTTAATACCTCGTGCCCAAATGTTTTTAGCTGTGATAAATCCAATAGCTTTGAAGCTACCTTTAACATATTGTCCCTTTTTATTTCTTAACCTTAAGCCTTTTCTTTGTGCCCACTTTGCAATTAAGTCAGAAGGTGGTTTTTTATTCTTAAAACTATATGGACTGTTTGGTGCTTGCTGTCCTTTAAGTTTAGCATTTGGTGAAACTTGTGATGGATCCGAACCTTTTACACCTTTGTCTACATACGCCCCATACTCACCTAAATCAAATGCAAGGTAGAAAGAATTAGGCATAGCTTTTGCTTCACCTTTAATTGTATTATACAGTCCCTTCCTATCGTTTTTTTTTAGCTTAGATAGATTAGATTTAGATTGCTGTATTACGTACTTTTTAAACTTATCTAACTCTTCTTGAACATTTAACATATAGTCATTTCGTTTGCCATTATTACATCAAAAGTCATAGTACAACCAGCAACGTCGTCCGTAAATCTATCAACAAAGAATTCAAAAGATGCAGTTTCTGACTCAATAGAGTAATTGTCACCAAAGTCACCACGCCTCATGCTTTCAAATGCACGTTGACAAATCATTAACGTTTGATTATGTATGTCGTCTTCGTTATTATTTCCGTAATATAAGTGAGTCAAATCTTCTTTCGTATAATCAACAATATCCATCACAACTAACGATACAGAAAATCTTATTGTGTTCTCTTCAAACGCACCATTATCAATCATAACATGTGCTAAAGGATACATATCTTTTTTAGCGTTTGTAATCTTATCAAGACTGCCTTTTGTAACTTGGTTTACTAACGGATCACTTATTAAGAAATCGTGAAATGCTGTTGTAAAATCATAGTACCCTTTCATGTGCTCTTTTTAGTTGTCTATTTTCTATATCTATCTTTTGCTTCTCAAATGTCAACATTGTTAAGCATTCAAATAATCCTTCTTCTGTAACTCTGTCAAACTTTGTAATGTCTCCTTTAGCGAGTTGATATATTGACTGATACCATCCCCATCGTTTTCCAAATTGAGTTGTTTCGCTAAAATCGTTTTGTTCTTCTTCGTCATTTGTTTCTCCAAATAAGACAGGGTAGCTGTCAATAGTTCGTTTCCTAAATTCCAAAAAAAAACCGACGCAGGCAATACAACATCAAGCGGTGCGTACTTCATTAAGTCAGCATAGTTCGCTGTCCCGTTATATTTCTCGATAGTATACTTATCCCCTTTCTGACTCGTGATAGGTCTGTACATAACAGCCATTGCTTTATGGAATGATTGTACATCAATTATGTTAGACTCTAAATCTACATACTCCCCAAAGGATATATCTTCTAACTCATTAATGAATCCGAACTTTACACCTTGAATCTCAAATGTCTTTTTTAACTCTAGCTTATCACTGAATAATTTCTTAAAGTGTGTTACTAGATCAATAACATCTGACAGCTTAATGTTAACTACATTCTTTAGCTCTATACCACAAAAAATTTCAATCATCTTCTGTGATATAAACAGCTCCGAGTTGTCCTTATTCGATGCAACTACCATATATTTTTGGTAGTGCATCAAAGGTATCTCACTTAAAGATGTTGGTATTACTAATTCTAACTTCATTTAATCAATTTTCTAATTCCTCTCCAATACTCTAAGCTACCTTGAAACTTCATAATCTCATTGTCAATCGCTTCATAACAATTCAACTCCCAATCAGCCCCATGTTCAGCTTTAAAATCTTCAATGATTTTGTTTGCAGTTTCTTTCAAGATGTCTTTCTTGTTTGGAACTTTAAACGTTACTTCTTTAACTTCTGTTTTCATATTTTGTTGTTTTAATATACACTATAATTTCCTTTGTTTGGATTCGCTAATTGATAACTAATCGCATATCTCATTGCATCGAGGCAGTGATTCCATTTATCGATTGGTGTTTCACTCTTCTTTTCTAGCCAACAATAGTTGTTTAATTCTTTAATCAAATTTACGGAATTTTCTTCAATAATCAAGTCGTAATCTTGTATTAAACTTATCCCATATTTAACTGAATCTGCACCTTTAATTGTCGCTACTATATTTAACCCCCTTGCTTTAAGTTCTGCTATTAATCTAGGCTCTGAATTATCCCCTACTATTAAATCTCTACCCGCAAATTGTTGGTTTAATTGCGCAAGTTCTGACGTAGTTAAACCTTGCTTATGAATGTGCTCTTTAATATAGATTCTTTTGTTAGTCTTATCAATTGACGTTTCAATTAATGTACTTGGGTCGTTACTAAAACCATAATCCTGACCGAATACACTACCATTATCTTTGTTGAATGGTCCTATTCTCCAATTAGTAAATATAACTCCTTCAGCTTTCTCCAACCATCCTCCAAGTATTGTGTGTTTATACTTATCTGGTCTACGTTCTTTTATCGTTTGTATTTGATTTAAGAAACTTTCAGATAAATTGTTATAATTATCTAGGTATGTCGTATGGATATATGTCGTGTCCCCTTTGATTGTATTACTTCCTGCTTCAACTCCTTTTGCTTCAAAGAACTTTTGGTAGATGAAGTGTTCCTTAGTTGCTGGATTAAGTATTAGTATTACCCTATTCTGTTTCTCTTTGGACCTTATCGAATAATCTATCTTATCAAATGTATCTTCATCTGTAAGCTCTTCTGCTTCATCTAATATCCAAGTTGTAACTCCAGCCAAAGATTTAAGGTTTGCCGTTTGAGTTCCTGAGCTTGTCTTTATACCTTTAAATAATATCTTACTTCCTGTTCTTAGGTTTATAATTTCATCCTTTGTTATATGAAAATCTGAATGCTTATCTAGTATATCAATCTTATCAATAAATTCAGGAATAATAGAAATGTGAGCAGAAGTAAGAGTATATCTTGTAAATAGAATGGTATGCCCGCTCTCATAAGTAAGTAGAAGCAAGAGCAAGTTAATGCTGTAAGACTTACCACTACCCCTACCACCAGTAACAATAAAATATCTGCTATCACTTCCAAATGGTTTATATTTAGGATTCAGTGTTACCAAAGTTAATCAAATCTTTTAGTGATGTAGTATTGATTGTAATATCCGATTCCACTTTCTCTTTAGGTTTACCACAACCATACTCAATTAATATCTTAGCACTAGCAATTCTATCAACAGGTCTTTTAGTCTCGTCAATCATTATTTCTGCTATTACTCTAAAAGCATCTTCTACATGTGGTGCAGCTAATGTAAAGCCTTTAATCTCATCGGACAAAGATTTACGACCAGCGCCTTCTCTTTTACCTCCTGTTCCTGCCATTGATTTCTATTGATTAGTCAATTAAGGCAAATAACAAAAAAGTACTTACCTGAATATATAACTTGTATTATGTCATTTTGTATCATAGTAATTTACTATTATAGTTTTACCACCTATATCTTCAGCTCTTTCTAATTGTATTTTGTTATAGTTGTAATTGATTTCTTTCGCTTCGTTTTCAAACCCTCTTGAATAACGTATCCTTCTCATCGTTCTTTTTTCGATACAACTTTCAATACATTCAATTAGCGTTATAGGTATCATATATTTTCTTTAATTCATTGTACTGGTCTCTTAAACAAGAAGCACATGAAGTATATTGTAAGTTACCTGTTTGGAATACTCTGTTGTGTGTTCTTTGCATCAACATTGAATCTACTAGTGATGTCTCAGCTTTCTTTAAACCCCCTTCGTTAAGCCATAAGTATTCATCTTCATTAAGGCAAAGTGGTTTCTTTCTATAGGACCAAAGTTCGTTAAGTTTTGCTTTACGTTCATCACATCCACAATCTTCACCTAATATAAACTTTGCCACTTTATCTATTCCTGTTGCTTGGAGTACGTTCTCTATTGTGTCCCCTAGTCCTGTTGCTTTTCTTTTAGCCATTCGTAATCTTCGTTTAAGTAATCTTGATAGTCTTCAATAAGTAAACTCTGCAAGTGTGTTTTTGTTCTATTGATGGTGTAGAATATACAGCTTAAAGATAGTTTTGTTTCTTTTGCTAGTTGTCGCATTGACTTGCCACTTGTAACGTAAAGTTGGAATAGCATCTTATCAAACCAATGTAGCTCATTAATCTCGGAGTTAACTAATGTGGTTAAATTCTCGTATGCTACTATATTTTCGGTCTCAGAAACAGCTTCAGAAAATGTCTTATCTAGTTCAAACGTAATTGGCTCTTTCTTTAAGAAGTCAAAGTATATATTTCGTAAAGTAATCCATACGAATGATGACGTTATCTTTTGGTCGGGCTTAATGTATTTATCTAGTCGAATATACATTTCTTGCACAATGTCTTCGGCTTCCGTTTTACAGCCAAAAGACTGAACAATACGTGCCCAGTCCTTATGTTTCTTTGCTATCTCTTCTATTTGCTTAATCATTACATTTGAATAAAAAATAATAAATCGTAAACACATGATTCATGGATATATTCTTCTTGAATTAAAATAGTTTTAAAATATATTCCTATTTTTTCTTTGAATAAAAAGAGAAAATAATTATGTAAGTTATTAAAATTATCTTCAAGATTTGATTTAATTAAATATCCGTTATAATCACTTTTAAAGTCTCTAAAACACAAATGAAAAGAACGCCAATTTCTATTTGGTTTTTCAATTTGATTTATTATATCAATACTTGTATTCATATCTTTGTAATTTTCCAACTTTGAATAGTGTTAAAGAATACACCAGCTTCACGTTTAGACTCTTGAGCTTTTAAGTTGTAATCTACTTCAACAACATCGCCTACTTGATTGTATTTTAGAATGTTATCTACTTTTGCTTCTCCAAATACTTCGAAGTTACATGATTGAGGATATTCTCCTTCGTTTTCTACTACATGAACATACAGCTTTTTGTAGTTCCCTAATTCGATTACCTCTCCAATGTGTGTAATAATTCCTCGTAACTTGCTCATTCTTTTACTTATTTAAATTAATTGTTTAAAGATAATAATTTATTTTGATATATAACTATTATTTATTTAACTGTGATGCAATTTCTTTTAATTTTTCAATATAAAGCGTGGCATCCATCAACTCTTCCTGGAGATGCTGAAGAAAGTCATCCGTATTGTTTGCATCTAGTGTCGTTCCATACTTCGCTATTCCTACTTCTGACCTTGTTTTGTATGCTTCAATTACCTTTGCTACGATTGCATCCTTTGGTGTGAAGTAGTCTTTGCTAAGTTGGTATAGGTCGTCTCGCATTACGGCATTCTCATACTTTAATTCTCGTATCTGCTCAAACAATTGACTTGTTAATAGTTGTTCCATTTTCAAATTGTACTTAAGTTCTTCTTTCTTTGTCATATCTTCTTTATTTTAATATTAATTACTCCTTTATCTAATTCAGCTATTCGTTCAAATGCTTTCTTTGATAAGTCTAATGTTACTTTACGGAATGAACCTGTATCGGTTACTTTAACTATCACACTCTTTCCGTTATCTAAGTTAGTTACTTTTAACCTTGTACCTAACTTATGTGTATTCGATGCACAAGTGAGTCTATTCATATCATAGATTTCCCCTGAACGCATAACTTTACCATGGAATGTATCACTATAGTAAGTAGCTTTAAAACTCGTTAGAACGTACCAAACACACATCGTGATTATTATTTTCATTAGTCTAATATTTTAATTCGTTTTATTTGCTTAAAAAACTCTAATTTTTGTGTTATATATGGAAATTCAAATCCTGGGGCATATCTAATAAATTCTCTTAACACCCAATCAAAACTGTCTGAATCTCTAAATAAACACAATTCGCCAACTTCAGGCAGTTCAATAGGTCTTTCTTGTGAGAATCCTTTTAATGTGTATTCTGTGAATGAGAGTAATCTACCTTCAATAAAAGTAACTGTACCATGTGTAAAAATTACTGACATTATTCCATCTACTTTTTTTACTGTACCCCATCCATGTTGAAAGTGGTAAACTCTATCTCCTTTTTTAAAATTACTCATTTGATTCTAATTTTATCAATTACTTTACGAATGTTACGACAGATATAGGCGTATTGGTCGGACTCTTGTACGTTAATATTGCACGTTAAATCTTCCACGTTCGACTCTAAATATTTAATGAAGTTATCTATTACCTGTCTATGATTTTCTCTGAACGTATTTCCATCGTCCATGTCCTCTAACTTTTCTAGTGCAATTTGCATTAACAATAGTACTTGGAACGTATTATTTATCTGTTTATTCATATCTCTTCAAAATTAAGTGTTAGACTATGTTTACTTAGGACTATTTCAATTCCTTTATTATTCTTTATTCTGGCGAATCTATCTGTTTCAAATAGCAAACGGACAATTTCATCCGTTCGCTTATCTCGTAGCAGCTTAACCCAACAGTTGTTTAATTCTTTGGTCGTATTCATTTAAAAATAAGTTACAATTATTTACTTTGTTTTGCATTTGATGAATCATAGCAGGATCATATTCCAACTCAAAACTATAAAAGCGTTCGTTGATTGGCATATGACTATAGAATATATCGTTACCGTAATTTGCTTCAGCTGGTGTGTCTAGCAATACATATACTAACTTTGCTTTCTTTATACCAGTCAAGTGCATGTATACTTGTAATTGTGCTTCGTAGTCTTTATTGATTGGTGAAGTAATAGAGTCTAAGAATGTTTCTGCCGACCAACTGCACTTCGCATCTATAACTAAGTCATTTACCACGATATCAGGAGTTCCTCTAAAGTATTCATCACTAAAATGTAATTCGTTTTTTTCTAACAATCCTAGTCCTAATCTTTCAGCTATAACATCAATTGCTTCTGCTTCACAATTTATGCCCTTATCTAAATACTTTGAATGTATCTCTTCACGATTACCATACTTTTGTTCTGCATACCAGCGTTTCAAATAACTTGTAAGACTATTACCTAATCCTAAAGCGTCCTTCCCATTAGTCGAAAGCAAGCCAGCTTGGCTCGCTCTCATTTTAAATGTATTACTTTCCATTTTCTAGTAGTTTTTGTACTGATTCAGATACTTGGTACTTACTCTTTACCTGTTCAATTGTAAACTTACCACTACTTAATGCATTCTTTACGGCTTCGTAGTTAGGTGTGTTTATCTCTAATCTTGGCAGTTGTTTAATACTTGTGATTGGCTTTACTCTTAAAGCATCTACATTCTCACCAAAGGCTCTAATCTTAGCTACATAAAGTGTTATTTCTTTATCTACCCAGTCTTCAATGTATGGACTATTTAATGCTTTAGATATGTTCTTTGCATTGGTAGAATTTATAATCATAGGTTTGTGACCTTTCAAATAGATTACCATTGCCTCTTCTTTCTTATCTCCATTCTGAACCATTTCTTTTACGGCTCTTTCGATTGTTACATTCAATTCTACAGATCCATTACCTACCATTAATTCATACGAACCGATGTAATTAGGATTACGTAGCTTTTTAAAGTGTGTTTTATTTTCCATGATTATCTTCAATTAAAATATTAAATAATTCTTGCTCACTAAATTGACCTAATAAAATATCTAGAATATCTAAACCTACAGCAATCTGCATCGGTTTTGTATTTACTTCGTAGTTTACTAAATATCCTATACGTTTTACTTTTTTAATAATAAGCTCTTGACTATCATTTAAATCTGCTACTATTTTACTCATAATCTTACTAGTTTTAAAACGTTTAATTTTTCTTGGATAAATGGTGTAAGGCTTGGATATTTATCTAGTGCCTTAGTGTACATTAGTTCCATTTCTTGGATGGTTTGCATTAACTCATCGTACTTTCTTGCTTTCTCTTCAGTTGTCATAATGTATGTGCTTTTAAAAGTTCTATTACTAATTTTTGTCCTTTAACGAAATCGCTATCAATATTTATTCCATTGATTATTCTGTCGAAATCGTTAATTAATCTAACTAGGCTTTCTAGTTTTGACTTTTCTTTTACTAATTCGCATTCTCCTGTCGCGTAATTAGTTTTAAACTTTGCTTTTAAATAGGGACTTGGGTAACTCATAATTCAAATATTAAATTGTTTATATATGACAAATATAACTATTTTATTATAATATAATCACATTTCTATAATTATTTTTTGAAATTCTTTTAAGTCTCGGATAAGATAGTACTTGAATCCTTGTTTAATCAATTCACTTTCAACGTATTCTTGTAATTTTGATTGCTTTCCAATAGCTGTTTTAAATTCAACAAAAAATGTTTTACCATCTTTAAAAAAGCTCGCGTCAGGAAAACCATTCACATTACATCGAATAACTTTTAAAACAAACCACCCATTCTTTTTAGCATAAGTAATGCAACTTGCTTGAATTTTACTTTCTGAAGTCATTCTTAAATACGTTTAGTGTGTAGTTCTTTTTACTCATTACAGCTTTATATATCTTATCTTCTATTCCATTCTTTGCAAAGAACCAATATACGTTATTTTCTAGTCGATCCATTGTCGTTAACCTATCACGACTTTGCCAATAAGATACAGCACTAAAATCTATATTGTAGTAAACCAATGAAGATGCACGACTAAGGTTGACTCCTTCGCGACCAGATACAATTTGATAAGCTATCGACTTACTTGTTGTGTTGAACTCTTCTAAATCCGTTGTAAGTGTATCACCAAATATAAACTCCAACGCGTCTAATTCAGCTTTAAACTTGTAAAATATAGCAATCTGTCTACTTTTAAACATTGTGTAAATACGAATAGCTTTCGAATAGTCTAATACTGCTGTAGCTCCACTTTCAAATTTAATTGTACCCGAATATAACTGATGTAATTTAGACATTAATTTAACCGATGTGTCTCCTAGTATTACTTCTTGCTTTCCTTGTACGATTAAATCTTTCTCTAATCGTTTAATTAGTGCGTATGTTGAATCTTTCATTTCAACGTATATAATCTTTTCGTTGATTGTTGAACTAAATCCAGCTTCTTTTTGTGTGTACGTTATCATATAAGGTTTAATTACTGCTTCTATTAGTTCTTTCTTTGCGTCTTTATAGTCTTTTATCATTCCATAACCTAAATGCTTTGTAGTAACGTTTACAAATGTTGATGCCCATTTATAAAATGATGGGTATTGATGAAATGGTGTATACTTACTAATCCAAAACTGATGGTATATTTGAGAATATGACTCAGGATGCGGTGTGCCACTTAAGAATATCAAAGGTAAATGTGAGTAGCGTTGTTTAAATTCTTTCGCACCTTTACTTGACTTTGGGAAACTTCCGTACTTATGGTTTTCATCGCTTATAACAACGTCAAATTGTCCATTGACCTTATGTATTGACTCTGTATTTATAACTACTAAATCAAAAGAAAATTGCATACTAGCAAAATCCGATTCAATAGAACTTATTGCTTTCTTTTTAGTCACAAATAGAACCGATTTAGCGCCGTATAATTCACAAGTATTTAAAGCGGTCAAAGTTTTACCTAAACGAACTTCCATAGCAAGGTACACTATCTTTTTATCTTTTAAAATTTCAACAGCTTTCTTGGATAGGTCTAGTTGGTACGAACGTAATTCTTTTTTCATATTTTCGATAGCCATTGTTTATAAATTTGTTCCGCTATTTTACCAGTCATTAAAGGAGGAACACTCATACCAATTAAGTATTGAGGTTGTACATCCGTAAATTTATAATCTTGTGGAAATGAGCCAACATTAATTAATTCTTCAGTATTTAATAATTCAGGTTTATTTTCAATTGAATAATATCCTCCGCTTGTAATTGTTGCACATACTAAATTTTTAATTGCTTTATAAAAAAAACCAAAAGTATTGCCACTTTCTACTTTTGCCCTTCCTGTATGGTCTGTATTATTAAAGTGCTTTAAATATGAATTAAGTAATAATTTTCTTTTTTTATTATTTTGTATTTCTTTAAATGGTATTTCAGGTTCATTAAATTTTAATTCCAGTTTTGGAAGTTCCGTAAACATATCTACATACTCCATAAATTTTGGTGCTAAATCTTTTCGCATTGCAATAAAAAACACTCTTTCTCTACGTTGCGGAACTCCCATTTTTGAAGCATCTAATAGAAAGTGTTGACAAGTATAACCAGCTTCATCAAATGCTTTGTAAATTTCAATTACATACTTTTTAGCTTCACCTAATAATAAGCCTTTTACATTTTCAGCTACTACAACTTTTGGTTGTAACTCTTTTGCAAGGTCTATGAAGTCAAAAAACAAAGTATCTAAAACTTGTAATTCTTGTCCCTCTCTAAACTTTTTTTCTTTACCCCAATCCTTTTCACGATTGCCAGCCATTGAAAAACTACTACAAGGTGGAGAACCATCTAATATGTCTAATTCGTATAGTTCTTTAGGTAAGTCTTTACGTTTAGCAAATGTTGTAATTGATTCCAAAAAGGAATATTTAGGATTGTGATTTTCTTTGTAAACTTCTACCATTTTAGGATCTATATCGTTATGTCCTATTACATCGAACCCAGCTAATTTATACCCCATAGTAGAACCACCACCACAAGCAAAACAACTAAATACCTTACCTTTATCTTTTGTGAAGATTGCTTCACTTAATTTCCAATTATAATTCATATTTAAGTATTTTAAATGTCTTTTAAGTTGATTTCGTTTAAATGTTCATCTATTAAGTATATTTCACCTTCTTTTTTTATAAATCCAAAGGCATTTTTTACATCGTAGTAATAAGAAAATATCTCATAACTTTTACCTGATAAGATAACATCATACTCATTGATGCATCTTATGTATTTATTTATTGATTCTTTCATAGTCCTTTTAGTTCTGGTGAATCCCAAATATCATCAGATGGAATAATTGGTGTTTCAGTTTTATTTTCAAATTCTACCCACCTTCTATTATTAGTTTTTCCTTCAAATGTCTTGTGCTTATAAAATACTGCATAAGTAGATAACCAGGACGTAAATCTTTTTTTAGATAGCTTATGGAAGTCAGTATAATCTTTTATAAATAAATCGTGCAAATCATCTTTAAAAAGTCTAACATTAAATGGTAAATTTCCATCGTTGCACCATTCATAGAATTCGTATGAAGTTTCTTTAATGAATTTACGGATGTCTAAGTTATTAAAATTATGCTTAACTAATCCATTTTCTAAATAATATTGACAGCAATTAATCATGTAATTATCGAATCTAAGCCATTCGTTATTATCCCACTCATCAAATAGCATATGTCCAAACTCATCTAGTGGTGTATGTTTAAAACTAAAATAATCACTCATTTCAACTTCAAACTTTCTACGTTCAAATGATCCACCAATTCCACCGATTGTATAGTTGGTTGTAATTAATATTTTTGGCGATTTATTTACAGGTAATTTTATTGCATCCTGACCTTTGTATTCTAATGTAATCCCCTCAGTAATTAAAGAGAATAAAGACTCAAAATTAAAGTTCTTTTTAACATCGTCAAATATCAAAACTTGTGTATCTGTTGAAACAGTTTGATAAGGAAATGATTTATTAAATTCAAAAGTCTTACCATCTATAGATGCTACTTTCTTCATTTTTGCAAGTGCATTCCAAAATAATCCCTTCCCGGATCCACCATTTGGATTCTCTGAAATAGTCTCATCGTTAAAAATAATTGCTTTGTTATTAGCACTAGTTTTAAAAGAGTGCATTAAATATCCAATTACTGACTTAAAAGAGTTGTATTTACTTACATCTTTACCAGCTATTAACCACAAGAACTTTCTAAATACAGCATCGTGATGATCAAAACTTTCAAAGTCTCTATCGATTAATTGTTTCTTCCAAACAAATCCTTTGATGTCAATATAATCTATCTTCTTAACTTCGTTTTTAGATACTTCTAAAGCACAGTTATTGTAGTACAAATATGCTTTATCTATAGTATCTTCTTTAATTTCTATTTCAGCACTTTCTAAACAAGATAAAAACTCGCTAGTAAAGTATTTTGTGGTAGATGCCATCATGTCATAAGGCATAAATCCAATGTCATCACGTTGTAATAATGTATCTAGTACAAAATCTTTGATTCTTTTCTCGTTTGTTTCTTCGATTAAGTTTTGGTCTTTACGTATAAAAGTATATGTATTGCTATTAGTTGGAAAATATTTAAAGAAATTGTTCTCTTGTAGCCAAAATTTATACTTGTGTGGTGAAAGTTTACATTTTCCTTCCTGGTCATGTAACCAAAAGTCTTCCATTTCTACACGTTCTTTTAATCCTGATACACAACTTTCTAAATCTGATTCATTATATTCAGGAAATGAATTAAATATCTCCTTTACTTTTTTACCACTTCTAATTTGCTTTTCAATCTTATGTTTAGTTTGAGTATCTTCAAAGAATCTAGTTCCAAATTCATGTACATTTTTATAAGCAGAATTTAAAAGCATTAAAATTTCTTTCTCTTTTCCCCCTTCATCAAATTGCATTAATACATTTTCAGCTTCTCTTATATTAATACCAAATGTATTTAAAGCAGCAGCCAATTTAAAAAGATTATTATTCTTTTGACCTTGTACCATTCCATGATTATCATTCCACCATTTCAACAAATTAGATATAATTCTATTGTCTGATTTAATAGCTAGTAATGGCTCTTGCACACCTATATCTGAAATAGATAATGACTCACATTCAGTCCATACTTTAGATTCTTTATTTAAAAATAAATTTTCATCGTATGATTCAAAGCAAAATCTATCAATGTTAGAAGATGACTTGTCCCAATACTGAGAATTAAAGTGTTTTTCTAAAGCTAAAAAGTAGTTCTTATGCTCTCCTGTAGTGGCTATTTTAACTAGTACCTTTATACCTTTACCACTTGGGGAGATCCAACTAGAAAATACAAATTCATCTTTGCATATTTCTTCTTTGAATTTAATAGTATCTTCAAAAGTAGGTAATCCATCAAAGTCTAGTATTATTAATCCTGACCTTTTATCTACACCTCTTATTGACCTTTGCTTAAATGTTCCATTAAAACAAACTCCGGGCAATCCCTTCTTTAATTTGTTTTGTTCATCCTTTGATTCAGTAGCTCTAATTTGTTCATTTAATGCTTTACTCTTACCTATCTTTATTCTATCTAAAGCATAGTAAACATCTTTGTTAAACGGATTACTTGAATCATGTACAGTCTTAAATATTGATACTAACATACTATTAAATTATCTACTCTATTATTAAATTGATTCTTATCCAATCTAGTTACTTTCTTAAATGATTCGTTTATAAACTTCCTAGCAACTTCGGATGCTAAAAATACATCTTTTTTTCTACTATTGTTCTCTAGTGTCAAAGTTACTTTTGTTTTATATTGATTGCATTTAATAGGTTTTAAGTTACGATTAGTGTTTTTATTCATAACATTACCAAAGTTACTAATGTAATAATGCTCTTCTAAGTGCTTCCACTCTTCTACCATTCTTGCTCATTAAACATACAATAATCATTTCCAGGATGTGCATTAATCCAATCACCAGGATATAGATAAAATTTCTTTAAATTACCTGTGTTAGAATTTCTAATAACAATAGAATGATCCTTTACATTATCATCTACAATTAATCCACAAGATGATGGCTCTTTTTGACAGCTAAACAATCCAATTGCTAGAACTGATACTAATAATAATTTCTTCATATAAAAAGTTGTTAAAATGAAAAACCCCTGCAAAATCATAAGGTCCAGTTATGAAAATGCAGGGGTAATGCTAATTTCTTTCAGTATTCTGGACCAATACATACGCAAATATAACTCAAATATTCTTTACTTGTTTCACTTATTTTAAAAAATATCGTTATTTATATCGATTCTAAATAGATAAGTACACTTTTAATAGGATAAGTACCTATTTTTTAAAAATGTGTACCTACCTCAAAGCCAACCACAGTCTACGTTACAGGGGAAATAGGTACGAATTATCTCTTTTTTTAGGAAAAAAATAAAAAAAAAGTTTTTAAAGTAATAAGCAGAAAATAAAAATATATATAGAACTCACCCCAAAATCTGTCAATTTGTATCGAATAGCACTGCATCCCTTGCTATCACTACGTTACAGCCCAGTACACTTTATTTAAGATTAGGTATTAATCCATCATCAATCCATTGTCGTGCATTATTTCTCTAATTTTAGCACGTACTAACTCTGCCATTTCAATTTCGCTACCTATTTCAGAATATTTATATAGCCCTCGATAGTATTGGTCCAACTCGTCAATTACAAATGCATACTTCCATCCGTACAATGCGTACTTAATATCGTCGCTATCTTCTATTGAATCAAATTCTAGTGTTACTTTTGGCATAATTAAGGTTTTATTATTAAATTTTTATTTTATTTTAAGGGTATAGGCTTAAAAAATTGTAGTAATTCTGCAAACTTGTCCATGTGTTTTATGGAATATAAAGCCCTCGATTGCTAATGGTGAATGTTGATACCCACTTTTGTGATGCCATGAGTCAGCTGGTGATGGTGATCGCAGTGATTCAATTTGTACGGACATGATGTCTTTACTTGTTTTGTGGTGTAAGTGGTGTGTAAACCAATAACGATGCTTACAATCGTGCCAATGTTGGCTGGCTTCGTGACACATTAATAATGGTAAGTCATTTTGTTTAGCTCCATCTCCATGCGTAGTACCGATTAAGTTTTTCCCGTAGGTTGTATATTTACGATGTGAAGGTGACCTATCAAATTTAATGTTTGGATGTTCGTTGTACCATGAAAAAATACTGTCCATTAAGAAGAACCCTGACATTTCATCGTGATTAGATACATTATAGACTACTTCTAAATCTGCAATACATACTAATGTACTAATAATGTCGATATATAGCTGTTTAGCCATTAAGAACGCGTCGAACCATTTAAGATGGGTATCTTGTTGTGTTCCTTTTGTTGTTTGATTTCGTGCGTTGTCAGTGTTTAAAACATCGTTACCTACAATAAGTATTATCTTATCTATATTAAAGCCCTTAGACTTGCTTAAAATCGACGATACGCCATCTCTGACACGTTGTACTGCTATTTGTGAATTGTATTCCTCACCTGTTTCGAATGCAGAACATAGCTTGTTGATATGCAAATCTGCCGGATCTATCAGTAAACAGTGTGACTCTTCCTCTGAATCAGTCCTAATTATCTGAATGTAGTTAGGTTTAATATCCTTAACCGATGCAATAAAGTCTTCTTTAAAGTCTTCATATTTAAATGTGTCAGTTTCACCTTTAACATTTATGGAGTAGTGCTTACCTTTATACCAATAGTTTTTGATTTTCTCAGGATCTATTCCTACGGCTTCACATTCATCGAATACACCTTTGCTTTTTACTCTATTAATGATTTTGGAAGTTGAAGTCCTTTTAGAATCTGTATATTCTAGGTTGTTTTCTTTGCAGATTTTCTTTGCAATTTCAGTGATAGAAACTCCTTGTTTGTAAAGCTCTATCATTTCGGTTTTAAATTCAACCATTTAAAATACGTATTTGTACAAATAAGTAACTACATATTTAAGTAATTGTTTTGTACAAAAAAAAACCAGCCTTATTTAGACTGGTTAAGATATAGTTCAACAAATTGTTCGATTGTTAATCCAATGTAATTTTCTCCATTGTCTCGAAAGAACAAGAAGAAGTCTATTAAGTGGTCCCGTTCTATTTCTTTTGCTTCGTTAATAACATACTCAAATCCTTTTCTTGTAACTCCAGTATGGTTTTCTAGTTGCTCAACCAACCAATCTATTGCTGTTTTCATAATTTAAAAAAATTAAGTATTATTTGTGTTTTGGTTGCTTGCGTAAATGTAAACTTTCCATCTAT